AGGAGAGAAGTATAGTAAACTAGATAAATATAGAAAGTTTCAAACTATAGAGAATATTAGAATTCTAGAGTTTCTTAAGTGGTTAAGAGATATACTTGTTAAGATGAAGAATGCTGCTATTAACTGGGAACTCTGTGTAGATCTTGAATTTGACACTGATGACGATATAGATAAAACTGAAATTGAGAGTGCATATGGCGATTTTATAACTAATTTTTTAACTGGTAAGGTACCTATAGGATATCCTGAAGATAACCTGAATATTACTTTGGGTGACGATAATACTATACTAAAAGATACTGAGGAATCATACTTAGACAAGGCGAAAATTGGTCGCTATAGGCCACCGAGTAATAGCGAAATTAAAAACTTTCTAGTTAATTCCTTAGGAATGTCTTCTGATCAGGCAGATGAGTTAACCGGTAGAACCAGTTCCAGAGATAATGTTCAAGGAACTTTAGCCAGTGATCCTAGTAAAGTTAATAATGATTGTGGTTATACATTACAACCTTCGGATATTAAAACTATGCTTCTCTCTATAATTAATAGTAGAGGTTTATCATAATGAATAGACTTAACAGAGCACAGAAATTCATCCTTACTAAGATACTTGGCATCGGGGAAGATTCTATAGATAAGTTAACTTCAATAGGAATTAATGGTGAGGATATAGAAGACAAACAAACAGTAACTGATCCTACAGGTAAATTCGCGAAGCCAGCCTTCCTCTCTTACATGCGTGGTGCAAATCCTCCTAATAACGTAACCTTTCACCAATCAGAGTACGACTTATACACAATAGCTAATGCTAGACAACTGGATGGTATACTCAATAGGGCTATAGGTATCTTCAAAGAACAGATACTTAAGAATGGCTATGAAATTATAAGCAAGACAGACAGAGCTCATAAGCACTTGCAGAAGAGGATGAGAGAAATAGAACTATCAACTAATATAAAGTTTAGGGAGCTTGTTACAACAGTAGCTGATCAGTTGGTCACCTATGGTAATGCCTATGTTATTAAAGTTAGGAAAGATACATCGAGGTATGGTAGGAGATATAAATTATTTAATAAGACACTAAAGCCTATAGTTGGTCTATTTGTAGCTGATGCTACTACCATGAAGGTTGGTCTTAAGAATAATATGGTCGATAAGTATGAACAAAATATAAAGGGTGAAACTAGATATTTCGATGCAAAAGACGTCATACATCTGACTTATAATAAGATACCAGGCACCCTCACCGGTATGTCTAACTTCAATATGGTCCTCGATGACATAAGAGCTCTCAGGAAGTTAGAGGAGGAGCTTGAAATACTAGGCTTTCAGTACGCCATACCTCTCTATATATATAAAGTCGGGACTGATACGCATCCAGCTGAGGGTACTGAAGTTTCTAATGTAAGGGAAGCTATTAATAATGGACCCACCTATGGAATAATGGTAGTACCACACACTCATGATATGCAGGCTGTCACTAGTAAGAATGACTCTATTGATATAATAAAGTATGTTGAGCACTTTAAGCAAAGAGCTTACGCCGGCATAGGTGTCTCACCTGTAGCTATGGGAGAAATGAGCAGTAGTAACAGAAATACCAGCGAGATAGCTGACATCTCTATGCAAAACATTACCAAGTCTTATCAAACTATAATTAGTTCAAAGTTTGAACAAGAACTCTTGAGTGAGATACTCCTTGATGGAAATTTTGATCCTATGAGTATTAATAGTGAGATGAGATTTCCAGAGATAGACCTAGAGGCACAGGTTAAGAAAGAGACTAACATACTTCAGAAGTATCAAGGGAATCTTATAGGCCTTTCAGAAGCCAGAGCTGAGGGAGATTATGAACCAAAAGTTGATGAGAAAGAGCTATATATTAATAAAGTTCAAATTCCTCTCATAGAAGCAGAGGGGAAAGCTCAAGCACAAGTCGCTAAAGTTTCTGCTGCTAACAGAGGTGCAGTTGGATCTTCAGCTAAATCTAAGACTAAGGCGTCAGAGAAGAGCATCTCCTCTAAGAGTAAACCAACTAATCAACATGGCACGAGCCTTGGTCGCCCTAAGATTAAGAAAGATCATTTAGTAGAGGCTGGCAACTTCTGCAAGACATTGGGGCACGTCCTCCTTCTCGATGATGCGTATGAATCTAACTTAAATAGAGGTAAGTACTTAGAGAAAGTCAGACAGAAGTTAAAATCAACTATAAAGAAGCAATTAAAGTACACTTTAGATATGTACAGTGAGTATTATCACTTAGATTCCTATACTCCTGACAGTGACATTATAGATGAGGTATGTAAATATTATTTGATAAGGATAACTGATAAAGTCAACAGGATGAGTAAATTTGAAAGCGGCTCAGATCTTAAGGTAGATCACATCCTTAATGATGTAAAGAATTTTATCTCTGTAGATACTAAGCTTGAAAACCTCGCTAAAATAATTATTTTAAAGAAAAATGGATTTTCAAGTATACTATATAACGCGGATGAATGTGAACTTCATTCCGATTGGGATATGGACCTTAATGACTTCTCTATGGATCAAGTTCCTCCTTTAAGTTATGGATGTGGGTGCACTGTATCAAATCCGCTTATAGATATCACTAATGAGGAATAAATGAGTTTTGGAAATACTGAAAAATTACTATCAACTTTAGACCACATAGACATTGACATCCATGCGACGCACCTTAACTTTGTAAATGGTAACTCTCTTCTTTACACGGTTGATGGAGCAACCAGAGGGAGTTATTCATGGACAGAGCCATTTACTAAACCGCAGCTAGTCTATCATAATTCTGATAGGGACGCTGTTGGGAGAATAATTTCCGCCGAGGTTAAGGATTCAGTAGATGATGATAAAGAGCCCAAAGATTACATTACGCTTAAAGCTAGGATAACCGCTGCTGACGCTATTCGGACGATACTCAATGGTATTTACTTTACTTGCTCTGTTGGAAGTAAGGCTACAAAGGTTTCCTGTAGTATTTGCGGACAAGTCCTAACAGAAGAAGGTCTTTGCGAACATGAGAAGGGTGATGTAGTTGATGGTAAACTTGTTTATTGGATTATAGATGAGATAGAGTATAGAGAAAATTCATTTGTTAATAGACCGGCCGATCCTTACTCTAGGATCGTAGCCATTGATTTAGGTAACGGACTAATACCATATAAAGATTTCCTGGATCACAGGGAAAAACTAATAAACGAACTAATAGTGGAGGATAATCTTATGGAAGTAAAAGATGCTAAATTATCTACTGCTGCCAGAAAGAAACTTCCTGATTCTGCTTTCTGTGGACCTGGTAGAAGCTTTCCTGCTCATGATAAAGCTCACGTCACAGCTGGGTTAAAGCTTCTTAATAGATCTAAATTCTCTGATGCTACTAAGGCTAAGATTAAATCTTGTCTTTATCGCAAGGGTAAGAAGTATGGCATCGCTCCTAGTAAAGATGAACTAGAGGAAACTCCTGATATCATGGTTTACAGGATCGATGACTCTTTTAGTGATGAAGAGATAGCTGAAGTAGAGAAATTCTTTAAGGAAAATCCCGACTCTGATTTACCAGAGATTTCTTCTGATGATACTAATACTGATGAAGAAGTTATCGAGGGAGATAAGAAAGTTGAAGACATGGATAAAGATGAACTGGTAACCTATGTTGCTAAGATTCAGGAGAATCATGTTAAAACTAAGGGTAAACTTGAGAAAAAAGTCAAGGACCTTGAAGAAGCTAAGAAGGATTTAGAAGCTACAGTTAATAGTAAGGAAGATGAGATTAACAAACTTCTTGATGATAACGCAAGAGTTGAAGCAAAGTTGAAGAAAGCACTAATTGATAATCTGGTGGATCTTCAGAATATTGGGAAGGAAGTTGATCACGAAGAGGCAGAGAAGAAATATAATAGTCGTCAAATTGAAAGTTTGGTCGATACTATTAATGATATTAGGTTGGAAACTAAATTTGAGACCAAAGAAGTTAAAGACCCAACCATTCAAACTGATGATAACAATTTAGGTGAGAATAATAAAGATTCCAAGTCATCTCTCCCCGAGGGAGTTGATGAGAAGTTCTCGCCTTTCTATC